GACTGCCCATATCCAGAGTGTGAGAACCATGATGCTCGTAAGGTAGCATCTAATAATGGGTTACCACTATTGGGTATGACACCTGCACCTACCACACCAGTGAGTAGTAGTAAGGTAGTGACAGCAACTGTCACGGCCACAGTTAGTACACCAACTGGTAGGTTCCTGGCACCACATAATACTGGTGCTAAGAAGGAACGAGATGATGACCCAGAGGTAGTGAAACCGGTCAAGAAGATGGTAGTTGAAGCCATCTCCACGATGAAGAACAGGGGGGACGTTCTCCAGACTATTCGGAGACCACAAAGGGTTGCACCACATTATGCCGATTGTGATTTAGTGCACCTTTTGAGGTTGGAGTATGCGTTCAAGCCAAGAACGTCAAACATGTTATCGCAAATGGCTGCTAAGTGTAAGATCTACTTAGCAAAATATGATTGTACTGAGTTATCTGCTAAGCAGATCTACAATATGATCATATCGGCTGTCAGTGCTGCAATGGAGATTAGTCCATTGGAGGAACAAGTCAGACAGTCGTTGCGGAATACAGAGGGTAACATGGCACGGCATAAACAAGCTAGGATGATTAGGGACGGAATACTTGGTAATAAGTTATTCGGCGCTCCCGATAAATTGCCTAGTAATAAATAGGAATTCCGCAGCGTCCCTGCAGTCTGTATGAGCGACTATAATAAATTACCTTATAAGTTACTCCCAGGCTGCAGCAACAGAGTGGGCGCGGGTGATTGTCAAAGCACAAGACGATCATTCAAGTTGTTTGATTATTCACAGGAAGAATTGAATAACGACATTGTATGGACACACAAGAACTGTGTTTGTAATGAAAAGTGTGCTCTCAACTACAGACACCAAGCCTTCGACGATATTGTTGTTGGCGACTGTAGCCCGGTGGGTGATTGGTTAATCAATCGTGCCCAAAAGGGGGACCCTGTACCATTGGTCAAGAACAGTAAAGCAGCAGTTTGCTCACATTATAGTTCTGGTAAGTGGAGGGAGTATTTGAGAGCGCAGGAGTCATTACTCACAGAGCCCTTGGTTAAGTTTGATGCTAAGATCCGGATGTTTTTGAAGGATGATAAGTATCATACTAATAGGTTCAAACCACCTAGGTGTATTCAGTATCGAGGAAAGCGGTACGGATTATGCTTAGCACAGTACTTACAACCAATTGAGAAGGAAGTTTACCAATGGTTAGATAGGTACGGAACACCGATTATCAGTAAGTCGCGAAATTTAGTACAACGCGCTGGTGACCTGAGGACTAAATGGGAATCATTTGTTGATCCTGTTGCTATTTTAATCGATCAGAGTAATTTTGATGCCCATTGTTGGCAACAGTTACTTAGACAAGAACATCGATTGTATGAGTCGTATTATCCAGGTGATAAACAACTCCGAATGTTATTAAAATGGCAAATGGACTGCATAGGAGGAACCCGTAATGGGACTAAATTTAGGACGAGGGGCACAAGATATTCTGGTGATCAGAACACAGGTTTAGGAAATAGTGTATTAGATGTGGGTATGCTTAACATTGCATTAAAGCGGAGTGGGATTAAGGGAGCGATACGTAGATGGTGACGATTCGGTTGTTATAGTCGAACGAAACGATGTACGCCTCCTAAATCTCTCATTCTTGGAGCAGTGTGGAATGCGAGCCAAGGTCGAGTATGCTTACGAGTTTGAGCAAATTGAGTTTTGTCAAACACGTCCTGTTTTTGATGGTGTGGCCTGGAGGATGGTTAGAAATCCCAGGCGTGTTATAAGTAGAACCCCGTGGATTGTGAAGCGCAATCACCTCAATGTCGTTGGAAGGTATCTTAAGAGTTTGGGTCTGTGTGAGTTGGCACTATCAGCTGGTATGCCTGTGACACAGTCCCTTGCACTTAAATTGATAAAGCGTGGTAGTGGCAAGTATATGGTCACTGATTTACATCACCAAGCCATGCGTGAATACATACAACCAATTCATGCGAAAGCACGACACATTAGCGATGAGTGTCGAGAATCGTATGCACGTGCATGGGACATTTCTGTGGGAGAGCAGTTGGAGCTTGAGGCCGGTACGCTTGTCGACCCTATGCCTGAATGTGAAACAACATTTGAGCAGTGGGGAGGCGAACGGCCGTCGTTCGGAAACGTGGTTTCAATACAATATGGTTCGAAAGCGTGTTAAGAAAAATAACAATAAGGGAAATAAGTCGGTGGCAGCTAAGAGTGCCGGACCGACACGAGCGTTGGTACCAGTTGGTATACGGCAACAGCG